ATGGGTTAATGCATGACAACTAATCTCTATTTTACACAAGGGCGAACGTCCGAACAGAATCTTTACGAAGACTTGATTATTGAGTCTTTGAAGATGTATGGGCAAGATGTTTATTATATGCCTCGTGAAATCGTTAATAAAGACACTATATTTCAAGACGATAATGTATCTCGCTTTGACGATGCTTATAAGATCGAAATGTATATTGAAAACACCGAAGGCTTTGACGGCGAAGGAGATCTATTCAGTAAGTTTGGAGTAGAGATTCGTGATGCCGCAACTTTCATTGTATCACGCAGACGTTGGTTGAACCAAGTAGCACAGTACGAATCTACTGCTGACAAGCCATTCTATCGCCCGCGTGAAGGAGATCTGATTTCTCTTCCACTTTCAAATTCTATATTTGAAATTACAAAGGTTGAAGACGAATCACCTTTCTATCAAATTAAAGATCTACCTGTGTTTAAGATTCGTGCTGAATTGTTCGAGTACAATGACGAAGATTTTGATACAGGTGTAGATTCTATTGATAATGTTGAAGGCTTTCATGCCTATCAAACTAAGCTTACCATGTCTAATGTTACAGGAACATTTGAGTACGAAAACATTACTCAAAACAACGGTGCTTATACATTGACAGGTGAGGTTGTTAATATAGATGCCTCGGGCGATGATGTTGTGCTTTACATAGCACACACCGGCGGTGCGTCTGATGGTGAATATCATGACTGGACCACGACCGGGTTAATAACAGGAGCAGAGTCTTTAGCCACAGGCACTCCATCTCTAGTAGGTGAAGATCTTCAAGACGGCGCTATGAACGACGACTTTAATCTTACATCACAAGGCGGAGATATAGATTTCATTGACTTTAGTGAATCTAATCCGTTCGGAGATCCATAATGCTAGGTGATCATTTTTACCATCAGAGAATTCGTAAAGCGGTAGCAGTTTTTGGATCTTTATTCAACAATATCCGTGTGGTACGAAAAGCGTCTGATGGATCAACATTGTCTCAAGTTAAGGTGCCTCTATCTTACGCACCGAAACGAGACTTTCTAGCGCGTATAGACGCTATGAACAATGGCGAGGATGCAGAAAGGCAGATTGCATTAAAACTGCCTAGAATGTCTTTTGAAATTGTAGCGTTGACTTATGATGCTGCTCGACAATTGCCCAAGATGAATAACTGCATTTCTTATCCTACAAACTGGAGCGGCGGTGGTACTAAGCTATACACACCAGTGCCATATACTGTTGCGTTTCAGTTAAACATCATGGCAAAAACTCAAGACGATTCATTACAAATCGTCGAGCAAATTATGCCTTTCTTTACACCGAACTATACGGTAACTGTAAAACCACTTGATGGATTTGATATAAAAGAAGATACACCTATCACTATGACGGGCGTAACGTTTTCAGATGATTTCGAAGCGCCTCTTGAATCACGGCGCACTATCATTTATACGCTAGATTTTGAGATGAAGATCAATCTCTATAAAGGTGTGTCTACTAATACAGCTATTATTTCAGAAGCTTGTGTACAATTTCTTAGCATGGATGGCTCAGAACTATTCTCTAAGGTGTGTACTGACAGTGCCTTTGCAGCCACTCCGTTAAGCGGGCTTGCAGTAGAAGATGGTCTAGCAACAGGCGTTCCGTTTATAGTAAAGAATGTTCCTTCTGCTGTCACCTCTATAACAGCAACATCACCTCTACACGGTACAGCAACCGCTTCACTGGGAAGCTCGATGACTATGGTAGATGGTGTAATTCAAGCGAACGGCACCTGGTATTATTATCCCGCAGATGACTATAATGGATTAGACTCATTCAACATTTTAGTCGGAGGTGATTGGGGGATCAGAACTTATCCTATCTCTATCGACGTAGAAGGATCTGTTGATACAGTAGGCGACAATATAGTATGTTCTGTAAACAGTTTCGTGGACTTCAACGTGGCTACAAACGACAACTGGTCAAGCAACGATCTGACTTTTGTTGTTTCTGCTGGTGGTGATCCTTCAAATGGAACTGTCACCATATTAAACGGTAGTACTGGATTATTCAGATATACTCCTAACGCAGCATTTACAGGCACAGACACTTTCTTCTACAGAGTATCACCTTTGGGCGGATCTTCGGAAGTCGGCGAAGTTGTTATAACAATAAGCTAAAGTCATATAAATAAACAAATAAAACCGAGATTATAGGATCATGGCAGAAGTAAAAATATCGCAACTAGTGTTGTTCAATCCTGATTTATTAGACGAAGTTATTGTCAATGATGTCAGTGGGCTGATTACTAAAAGATCGACTCTACAGTCTATCAGGGATTTAGCTAATCAGAATATTGATGATACGCTTACAGGATCCAAGATCACCGGTGACCTTGAGATTACTGGTGCTCTCACAGATGGAGTGTGTACCATTCCCGACATCTGTGAAATCGTAACCCAAACCGAGTTAGAAGAATTATTGGGCATTGATCCTGAAACAGGGCTAGTCGCCAGTCTTATGTGTGCGCGTGACTCTGCTCCTACACTCGGAGGTGGCGATTGTGGCTTAAGAATTCTGGGTGAAACGACCATAGACAGTGATCTTTATGTTAAAGGCAATGTTTATATTACCGGCGATGGTACCAACAATCTTCAGTGGGACGGTAAAGCGACTGGTGATGGTGAGTTTATTACCAACATTCAGTTTGCTTTAAAATCCGATTCTGCTGATCATGCACGATACGCTACCAATGCAGGTTATGCTACCTTTGCTGACTCTGCTACGATTGCAGACAGTGCTGACCATTCGCGCTTCTCTTTATTTTCTAGATACTCAAAAGAACAACAAAACGTACAAGCTACTACCGACGCAAACCACTACTTACTTATGTCACAGGCGTTTGATGCTATCGATAGTGTTGAAGCTGATGGGCAGTTATTCTATAATCCTACAACCGATATTCTAGACGCTGGCTTTTTCCGAGGCGATGGTTCTCTTTTAACCAATGTTGTAGCAGATAACGTTAGAGCAAACGAATTAAACACAGTTACAACAACTTCAATTGACAACCATTATATTATTTTTCGAGAAGCTGCTACTGGTTTTGATAGTGCAAATACAGATGATGCTTTACAGTATAATCCCGCGGGTAATTATATAACTGGTGGTACGCACTTAGATGGTTGGGCTAGATTCGCTAAGAACACCGAAGCGTCTAACGCCACGGGTGTTGTTAATTATATCATGATGCGAGCGGATGCGACTGGTGAAGACAGTGTGAACACACACTCGGGTGTCACCTATAACGCAACAAGCGAAACATTATCAGCATCAAACTTTTCTGGTAATGGATCCGCTTTAACTCTAGTAGACGCCGTAACTGCAACAACCGCTACTAACGTTATTGTTTCTGCTATCACCGATGGCGCTACTTATTATCCTATGTACAGCCCTGGAACATCAGGTGGGCAACCAGTCAAAGTTAGTACTGCTTTGGCTATTAATCCTAGTTCAGGAGCTGTTGCAGTCCCTAGTGATACCGGTAAACTTACTTTTGGTGCTGACAGTGATACTGCGATTTTCCATGATGGATCAAACGCATTTATTGACACACAGACTGGTGGTCTTAACATTATTAACAGTGCTGGTGCTACCAACGTTGTGATAATAAACAACTTGCCTACAGTGGATTCTGATTTGGTCGTAGGGCAATTATGGAATAATGCAGGATCATTGCAAGTTTCTGCTGGTCCTGTGCTAAGTTATGAAGCTGTTTATGCAGGGCCAACTGATGCGCCTTATTCTACTGGATACACAGGTACAGCATCAGCAAATTATACTGGTGAATTCGCAAGAACACAGGCAATTAGTTATGTATCTTCGTATGTTTCTGAGCCTCTCGGCACAAATTATACTGGTACGTTTTTAGGTGCTGACTCTGCGACCTACAGTGCTTACACTACTCAATATAGCGCCTTATACGAGGCCTTGTACGAAGGCAATTATCAACCAGCGCAAAGCTATGACGGTACAGCTTATGCTGCCGAATATGCCGGTGTAATTGCAGAAACATACACAGCAGCAACTACTGCTACATATGATACAACTTACACTGGTTCAATTTACTTGAGTAATTACACAGCGAATTATAATGCATAACAACTTTATTGACAAGAAGCGGAGGTTTATAAACTTTCGAGAAATGCAGGTAGAGAACGTTCTACCTGAGCACTTCGCTTCACTATATCCTAAGTTTATTTCACTCCTTGAAGAATATTATGAATTTCAAAGTGAATATAAATCTACGGAATTATTGCAGCATTTGTTTGCTTCTCGTGATATCAACGAAACTGATATCACTCTGTTAACATTCATTGAAGATGAATTGTTGTTGGGCGAAGAATACTTCAAAGGTTTCGGTAAAAACGAAACAGAGCTTCGTGCTGCTGCTAATTTTTCAAACATTTTGTTTCGAGCTAAAGGAACTAAGTTTGCTATTGAGTGGTTCTTTAGATCATTCTATGGTGAAGATGTAGAAGTTCTTTATCCAAAAGAAAACATATTTAAAGTCAGTGACCTTGAATCACAACTAGGCCCAAACTCTCTTAGATATCTAACCGACGATAAACTCTACCAAACATTTGCTGTATTGATTCGTGTGGGCATACCTATTTCTAAATGGAAAGAGGTCTTCAAACTATTCGTTCATCCTGCAGGCATGTACTTAGGCGGTGAAGTCTTTATACAAGACGATGTTAATCCTAATATCGTAACATTAAATGATGTTGTTAATCAATATACTTCACCTTCGTATGTATTATCTAGTACTCAGACAGTCGATGAAGGTGATGCAATAACAATTACTGCTACTGGCAGTAATCTTGTAACAGGTACAGATGCTATTTACTGGTATGGCGAGCATATTGACACTATTGATTCTGATTTTGGTGTCAATCATTATGATGGCAAGTATGGATTACCAGGTCCTGATTCTGCACAATATGTGCCTATTAATGGAAGCACCGGACAATTCAACATCAGCACTGTCATTGATGCACTAACTGATCCTGCTGAAGGCTCAGAGACTTTTAATGTTTACATTAGAGATCGTTCAGGAAGAGCTTTAGCCAATCAGACTATAACGATTGGCGATGTGACACCTTCTTATCAATTAAGTGTGCCCAATGCGGGAAATCTTACCGAAGGCAGCGGCCCTTACACGATTACACTTGTTGGAACTAATATTGAAAACGGTGGAACTACTACAGCTAAATGGTATATTGACGAATCACAATCCTCTCTTACATTAAAGGATTCTGATTTTGTTGATTTCTATGATGGAGCCTCAGTCTTTCCTATTAATCCTGCTACTGCAAAAACTGTAGCTATATCAGGCTCAACAGGTACTTTTACATTAAGCCCTAGAGTAGATGGCATCTCAGAAGGATTGGAACAAGCAGCCATAAAAATACTAAACTCAGATGATATTGAAGTAGGAAACGGTGTTGTTCGTATTCTTAATACTGCTTACTCTCTTGCAGTTGACGTGCCCGATATTGTTGAAGGTAATCCACTGGTCGCTACAATAACCTCTGGTGCATACAATATAGGAAACACAGTTACTTGGACAGTTTCGGGTTCTATGTTTAGTGACGCACGACTAGCAGAAAAGTCAGGCACTGTTACTTTTGTTAGTGATGGATCAGGTGGCGCAGAGGCTATAGTATCAACACCTGTCACTTCTTCAGACACGGTTCAAGGTCCAGTTACTGGATTCTTCGGCGTTGAAGATACTAATTTAAATTCAGAAATTCCTGAAGCTTATGCTAAGGGAATACAAACTGATACCTTCACTGTAAATGATGCAGCAGCAGTATACACTATAACAACCACACCTTCGATTGCTACAGAAGGTGATACAGTAACATACACAGTCGGTGGTACTAACATACCAGATGGTACAGTGTACTTTGGTATTGCAAACATCAGTACAACAGCCGCCGATTGGACGACTACACCGCCAGATCTTGATACTAGGCAACCTATCACTATAAGCGGTGGAACAGGTACTTTCCAATTAACGTATGCTAGTAACGGTGATCAAGACGACGAGACTTACCAGACGAATGTTTATCTGAACGGCCCTACAAATATAGGATCTTCTGTCGCATCGGATACAGTCACTATTGTAGGAACGGGTAATATTACTACGTTTGGGCCTTCTACCTTGCAGCCTAATGAAAATACGTTCAGCAACGGGTTTGATTGGAATACTACTGTTAATACCAATCAACCAGACGGCACGTACAAGTATTGGATAACAGGTGATGTTGTTGCTGCTGATTTCTTAAGTGGATACGCCACAATTAACAGTAAAGCAGATGTTGTAATAAGCGGCGGTACTGGCACAATAAATCTAACAATAGCAGACGATTACAGTAGAGAAGGCACTGAAAATTTTCAGGTTACAGTTGGTGGATTAGCTCCTGGCAATCCAGCTATTGCTATATCTCCACAAATCGAAATACAAGACACCACTGTTCAAAGTTACTTTATCTTTAATTATCGAGACAATTCGCCGACAGGAAGTAATACGACTTCTACTGTTACCGAAGATGAAAATCTTTATATTGGTATCACTGGATTTAATGTATCTGGTATTTCGGAACAACTTTATGTTGAACTTTCTGGAACGGCTGCATCACTGTTTGATACTACGCAAGTAACACTAACAGGTCCTAGTACGTTAGGGCAACGTGTTTATGCAACATTCGTTGCAGATGGTGACAACAGTACTATTGAAGCAGATAGAACATTAACCTTTAGAGTCACTGCGGGTAATTATTTTAGTACTGGGCTTCACACAGCATTAGTCGGATCTGGCGGGATCACAGTAACCGATCCTGCACCTACAGCTTCATTTACAGCAGTTGATGATACGCCTCTTGAAGGTGATCTTGTTACATTTAATGTGACAACAACCAATATTGCTGATGGCGCATTCTTATATTATGCTCCAAGTACCGCTGTACTCTTTACAGGCAGTCAAACCGCAGGTAACACTGTGATAACAGCCCCCAACACGGCTGTCAGCTCGATCACCTCAGGTATGAGAGCAGTGACAAGAGACGGTGTTGCTTCTGAAATGGGAACTGTTAACAGCACTTCTGGTTCCCAAGTCTTTATGCCAAACTCTGCAAACACCACGAACAACTTAAAAGAATATGTTTTCATGCCGCAGGCTGATTGGGACATGTACCAGTCTTATAGTCAAGCGTTTGGAGCGGTTGAAATTCAATCTAGTGCTGGGCAGTTTCCGATTGACCTAGGCGAAGATACCTCTACTGATGACAATGTTCCTGTAACTATAGTGTTGAAAGACAATTGGCCTTATAATGCGACAACTTTAGATACAGAAGTAATTACGATAGAGAATACTACGGTTAATCCTGTAGCATATAGCCCAGCAGCCGGTGAAGATACTGATGACTATGTATTACGATTAAGTTTTGACTGGATAATAAACTTCTTCTCATCAAGTGACGAAGGGCCCGCAGGCGCAGGTGGTGCTACCGCAATAAACAATATACAATTTAGAAATGACGGCTCAATATGGGCAACGGGTCAGCAAGCCTCTGGTGGCTTTTCGGGTAGTGAGGTGCCTCCGAATCAAACAACGTTTGGTCCTAATACGTCTAGCGGAATTTTTAGGCAAGTCGGTACGTGGGCTCCTCCAGGAGTTGTTGGGGCAGATTATCAAATAAAAGTCATTAAAGGAAGCAGTTACGACCTTAACTTTAGTACCGGTGCCCGCGACGGCTCTCGTACACCAGGTAATGGCGTTACTGACACGTTTAGTGGATCGACTGGCGCTTGGTTAAGTTTAGGTAGTACCAGAGAATGGTCGTATAAGATCGATATCGCAGCCGGTACCGGGAGCGAATATGGCGAGCAAATTGCTCAGATTCAAATTAGAGCAGTTGGAAATACAATAAATCTCGATGATTTTGAATGGACTTTCCGAAATTATTGTGTAGCCGATGATATTGGTGGATTGTTCTAATGAAAATCATTCTCGACAGTGATACCACTGGGTCTTATGAAACCGTATGGTTAGAATTTGATTATGATAATATTGCTTTTGGAAAGATAACATTCTCAAATGGCTCGATAGTACAAATGAGAGCTATTGTTGATGATTTTGGTATTGTGGATGGTAGGGCTACAGAAAAATTAATACTAGATGAGATGGTCGATCATAATCAAATACAGTCTAAGCTCGCCGCGTCTCTTGAATCGACCGTTGATGACACAGGGCGACAATTATTAACACCTTTACGAGATAATTTGTATTGTCGTGGAGTACTTCAGAGATATGATCATAATATTGCCACAGGCAGTGATAGCGTTCAAGAACTCATAGATGAAGTAAGGGCGTCTTTTCCTGAATATAGTGACTCCGATTTTAAATGTTGCCCCGCAGATTTTATAGGAAGATATACAGCATATCGTGCACCTTACAATAATCCAGGTATCAGTTGGTATTGTCTTGACTCGGATATGCAAGATAGAATCAGCACAGAGTTTAATACTTCTAGGCTGATAAATGCTGTAGATGGAGATGGTTTAACCAATACCCTTAGATATGGCGGAATAAAATTCGATTGTGTAGATAATATTAAAACATACAAAGCAGCAATAAGCAATTATGAGCCTAACTTAATACCTGTATTACCAAAACACGCTGAAGGAGGTATTTGGGGAGTCACGATAAGAAACGATTCTGACAAAACAATTAACTCAGTAATAGATCGTTATTTCTTATCTAATGATAGCGACATAGGTGACTACTGTACTCAGTTCGGATTAGATTATCCTACACCGTCAGATATAGACACAACACAATATCCACCTTGGATTTATGCTATAACTTACGACCATACAGACTCAGCTTTTAGCCCTATAGATATCAAGTCATATATTTCTAAAAAGTTGTTCGATTAATAATGCTAGATATTAAAGACCTAGATGATAAGTTCTGGTACCAAAACGCCATAGAGAAACAAATATATGAGCAACGAAGAAGACAAGACGACCGTGAATCCAAACATAAAGACAGACTACGAGATGTCCCGCGACACTTACATGGAGTTGATCGAGGGCGGTAAGCGTGGGTTAGATCTCATGATAGAGGTTGCAAAAGAATCAGAGCATCCTCGTGCGTTTGAAGTGTTATCAGGTATGATTAAGAATGTCGCTGATGTTACAGACAAACTTATGGATTTGAATAAAAAACATAAAGAAATTACTGCCACCGCTAAAACAGAACAAAAACAAATTACAAACAACAATGTGTTTCTAGGAAGCACTTCTGATCTACAACGGCTATTACATGATGAACAAAAGGTGATTGAACAAGATGCAACAAGCATTCCGAATGTCGAATGATACCTATCAATACAATCATCTTGTAAAGAAAGACGGTGTAGTTCAAGAATGGACAAAGGACCAAGTTCTTGAATATAAAAAATGCATGGCAAGCCCCTCTTATTTTGCGGAAACTTATGTCAAAGTTATCTCTTTGGATAGGGGCCTTGTTCCTTTCAATCTTTATCCCTATCAAAAACGTATGTTCGAACATTTTAATAACAATCGTTTTAACATTGTACTTGCTTGCCGACAATCTGGGAAATCAATTTCGTCCGTTGCCTATATCCTCTGGTACGCCTGCTTCCACGCCGAAAAAACAATCGCAGTTCTCGCAAACAAAGGCGCAACTTCTAGAGAAATGCTTGGGCGTATTACACTCATGCTTGAAAATCTGCCGTTCTTTCTACAACCAGGCTGTAAGACTCTTAATAAAGGTAGTATTGACTTTTCTAATAACTCTAGGATTATTGCTGCTTCTACCAGCGGCTCTTCTATTCGTGGTATGTCTGTCAATCTGCTCTATCTCGATGAGTTTGCTTTCGTTGAGCGAGCATCTGAATTCTACACTTCAACCTACCCCGTAGTTTCGGCCGGTAAAGATACAAAGGTTATCATTACATCTACCGCAAACGGTATTGATAATGTTTTTCATAAAATCTGGGAAGGTGCGAATCAGGTAGTGAACGAATACGTGCCATTCAGAGTAGATTGGCATGACGTACCTGGTCGTGATGAGAAATGGAAAGCAGAAACTATTGCTAACACTAGTGTACTCCAATTCGACCAAGAATTTGGAAATACTTTCTTCGGTACAGGCGATACTTTAATTAACGCCCAAACTCTTATGCAACTTAGAGCGAAGCAGCCTATTGCATACATGGAGGGAGGTGACTTCCTCGTATATGAAGAGACTGTTGCCGAACACGACTACATCATGTGTGTAGACGTAAGTAAAGGAAGAGGACAGGACTATTCTACATTCAATATCATCGACATTAGCGAGAGACCTTTTAAACAGGTGGCTGTGTACCGCTGTAACACTATATCGCCTTTGCTCTTTCCTACTATTATCTATAAGTATGCAAAAGTCTACAACGAATCATATGTGGTAGTTGAATCGAACGATCAAGGTACTGTTGTATGTAACGGACTATATCTAGATTTAGAGTATGAAAACATGCATGTCGAATCTGT